TACGATGCAAACAAATCCGTCATTGAATCTACGGCGAACAGGTACCGTGGAGGGCGGGGAAGTGACTGCGGACATTGGATTTATCCGGGAACCGTACTTACCATTCCGAACTAAGGAGGTGCTGGAATGATTGATATTGCAAACGTTCAGTACCGCCTGGTGATAATGGATGAAAAAGGAAAGCAATATAACATCAAAGATTATGTGGATGATTTGGGGTGGGAACAGGGAGAAAAAGAACTGTCCACCCGAATCTCCTTTACCACGAGGAATGAGAAGTCCACACAAGGTCTGCTGTCTTCGATAGCAAAGCTCGGATGTCTTGTCGGAATATTTGCTACGGATGGAAAAAAAGATGAAGAGGTTGCCAGGGGGTATATCACAACCTGGAAACCGAGTTATTCTTCAGACAGTGACCGGTTTGATGTGAAATGCTATGACAACCTGTATAATTTGCAGGAAAGCCAAGACAACATATATTATTCTTCCGGAATCGGAACAAAGTCGGCGATTACGAAGATCTTCGACAACTGGGAGATTCCTCTCGGTTCTTACAGCGGTCCGAATGAAACCCATGCAAAGCTCGCTTACAAATCAGAAAGTCTTGCAGATGTGATTCTGGATATTCTGGATGATGCGTATAAAAAGGGCGGAACAAAATGTGTGGTTCAGGATCGAGGCGGTAAAGTGTATGTGGTTCCATATGCCAACAATAAGGTGGTCTATCATTTTGAGGCAGAGAACACAAAAACAATATCCCATAAAAGAAGCACTGAGGGAATGATTACCAGGGTAAAGATTATCGGCCAGGAAGATGATGACGGAAGAAGTAGTGTTGAGGCAACGATGAACGGCAAAACAAAATATGGCGTTCGTCAGAAAATTGTAACAAGAGGAAAAGATGACAGCCTTGAAGATGCAAAGTTTTCTGCTCAGGAAATATTGGATGACAAAGGAGAGGTTCAGGAAGAGATTACCGTACAGGCACCGGATATTCCGTGGACACGGAAAGGAGATCTTGTTCATGTTACGGCCGGAACAGTAGATGGTTACTATTATGTGATCGGAATCCGGCATGATGCAGATAACAAGATTATGACGCTCGATCTGCATGTTCCTTATCCGGAATACGAGAAGAAGACAGCTGCTCCGAAGAAAAACTATAATGTCGGCGATATTGTGAATTTTCATGGAGGAAAGCATTATGTTTCTTCTTATCCTGGTTCTCAGGGATACAGCGTAGGACCTGGAAAGGCTAAGATCACTATTAAAAACGGTTCCGGAAAAGCGCACCCATGGCATCTTGTGACAGAAAACTGGGGACAGACGCATGTTTGGGGCTGGGTAGATGAAGGAAGTTTTGATTAGAGGAGGTGTTTTATATGGCGTTTGATAATCACGCCGGAGCGAATAAGCTTGCCAGGACGTTAAGTGAACGTATGAAAAATGAATCAAAGGTGCCTCTGCCTCTTGATTTTGGCTCGATCAATTCTGATTACAGCCTTACAACAAACACTTTCCCTGTAAAGATTCCGAAAAAAGACTACACAGTCTGTAGACATATATGCGGAATGTCCCTTGGCACTTCTGGAGGATCTCATGGAGGGCATGAATACGGAGATGGAAGTCATTCGCATTCCATTCAGGTCCCAAAGTTGAAACCGGGAGACAGAGTGCTTGTGGCATGGATACAGAGTGAAGCGGTTGTTGTGGACGTCATAGTATCTGCAAGTTCGCTTTAGTGGAGGTGGTATTTATGGCGTCTGAAAATGCTTTATTCCCGGTAGAAGAATCTCCAGAATTCATACAGGAAAGTGAAGAACGCGACAATCAGTATCGATATACGGTTGCATGGGATGTGGAAAAAGGAGATTTCATACTGGACGGTAAAAACCGAATGGAAACCTGCAACGGTATGGAAGGTTACAAAGTGTGGTGCTGTAAAATGGCTCTCACACAGAGATATGCCTGCCTTGCATATCCGGATGAAATAGGCACCGAACTTGACGAGGCTTTGAATGAGCCGGATGAGGAGGCGGTGCAGTCGGCTTTGGAAAGGACCATAACCGAAGCCCTTATGGTAAATCCCAGGACAGAATATGTTCGAGGTTTTACTTTTGAATGGAACGGAGACAATGTCAGCTGTTCCTTTATTGTAAAAGGCATAGAAAATGAAGAATTTCAGGTAACTATATAGGAGGTGATGAGAGTGGGAATGGAATTCACACCGCCGGAGTTTATTGACAATAACACGCCGGAGGAAATTCAAAGCAGAATGATGAATGCTCTTCCTGAAGGCATAGATGATATGCCCGGTGGTTTCCCTTATGATTTTACAATGCCTACGGCGATTGAAAAATCGGAGCTGATTCAGCTCCATCTGGTCCGAACGCTTATGCTCATGTTTCCCCAGTTCGCATGGGGAGAATGGCTGGATCTTCACGCCTCGGTTGCCGGAGTGCAGAGGAAACCGCCTGGTTATGCCAGCGGAGAAGTTACCGTTACCGGAGAGGCAGGAACTGTTATCATGGAGGGCTCTATATTTTGTACAGCATCCACAGATGACAGTCCTTCTCTTGAATATGCAGCAGATCATACGGTAATCATTCCGGATGGAGGCACTGTAAAGGTACCTGTTACTGCTGTGAATCCTGGTAAGGAATCGAATACAAAGGCAAAAACCGTTACTTTTTCGCTTACCACTATCAAAGGTCTATCAAAAGTAGAAAACGAAGATTGGATTTCTAGCGGAACAGACGAAGAAAGTGATGAGGCATTGTGGGAACGTATCGATATGGAATACAAAGCAGAAGGAGCTTCGTTCATCGGAAATGACAATGATTATGAACGGTGGGCGAAAGAGGTCACTGGAATTGGAGACTGTATCGTTATTCCTGCAAATGAAGAGAATCCGGGTGTAGTAAAACTTGTCCTCGTGGATTCAAATGGATCGCCGGCCAACAAGGTTCTTGTTCAGGCGGTCTATGACCATATCGTATCTCCGAATGACAGGAGTAAAAGGATCCTTCCGACCGGTTGTGCAAAGCTGATTGTAGAAGCTGCTGAAACAAAGACAATTTCATATACCTGCACAGGTCTTGCTTATGATGAGACCACGGATATTGAGCAGATCTCGAAAGAGTTCAAAGAACTTGTCGCTCAGGAGTATATCGATGCGAAGAAAGATGGAATATTGATATACAATCAGGTCCGGGCACTCATCACAGACATTCCGGGAGTATCAGACTTTGACACATTCCTTATGAATGAGAAAGAGGAAAATATCGTTCTCGGAAAAGAAGAGTATGCTGCAACTGGCGACACGAATTTCAGTTAAGGGGGAATGTTTATGAATCTTGAACAGTTTCCAACTTCTGAAACAGCAAAAAAGATGCTCAGCTATATTACCGGCAATGGATTTTATGATAATTCTTATGTCGGGAAATGGATATTCCAGGTCATGGGCGAAGAGATGGGTGATGCGAGAGCAATCATTGATGAGCTGCCTTTGCAAGCATTTGTCGAAACAGCCACATGGGGACTACGGTACCATGAGGAAAAGTACGGGCTGCCGATCAGGGAAAACCTTTCTCCTGATGAAAGACGGAAAATTATCCTGGAGAAGAGAGATTTAAAGGCACCGATGAGTCCATGGAGAATGGAGAAAATCATAAGCGGTATTCTTGGATGTACCGTTGATGTCGTTGATATAAACGAACCTGGCAGTAAAATCAGCCATCCGAATATGTTTATTGTTTATCTGGAAGGAGAAGGAGAATTCAGCCTCGGAAAAGCAGTAGAGAAATTGGATGAAGTTAAGCAGTCGCATACGTTCTATGAATTGCGTGTGAGGATTGCAAAATTTATTTTGGATGAAAAGTTTTTCTGGAAAAACATCATCCGTACAAACTTTACATGGTGGGACGCCTGCTTGGACGGGCGGGAACTTCTTGACGGAAGTATCCTGCTTGACGCAAGGCACCCGCCGTTTTTTATACCTTATTTTTCCATTATTGCGAAAAATACGGAGATCTTCAGGAGTGATGTGGTAAGAAACCGCCTGATCGGTATTGGAGAGTATGGAAATATTTCTGCGAAAGCATTTTACCGGGCCTCTGTATCGTGGTGGGATTTATGTCTTGACGGCAAGTATCTGCTCGATGGCAGCTGCATTATGAATGCAGTAAGGTCTCCGTTTTTTGGTGTTGCCTATCGCAATTCCATATCGCATGAGGAGAGCTTTTCTTATGGAAAGGCAATCCATACAGTATCTCCAATCATAAATCAGAACACAGGTCATTTTAGAGACGTACAAAGGGCAAAATTCCTTTGGACTGACTACACGATAACACTTGACGGAGAAAAAACTCTGGACGGAAGTATTTGTCTGAATCAGGATTCTCCGCCGGAAATAAGCGGAATCAGAAACAGAGCTGTAATTGAACATGAGGAGATCTTCAATGTAACGATGTATAACCCGGCCGATTCCATGTTTCTTGATGGAGCATGTATGCTGGACGGAACAAAAAAACTTAACTCTGGAAGGGAGGAATTGTGATGGCAGGAACAACTGTTACCACGAAAGCAAAAAAGAAAATGCTTCAGGCGAGGGCTGGAATTGCTCCGCTGAGCAAAATTGTAGGAATGGCGTTTGGTACCGGCGGAGTGAATACTTCTGATGTGATTGTACCGCATTCTCCGGATCAGAATGCTCTGCACAGTGAGGTGCTGAGAAAGGAAGTAGATGGATACGAAGTAGTGTCTGATACCTGTATCCGCTACAAATGCACCCTCACAGAAAGCGAACTGGCAAATACATACATTTCTGAAATCGGTCTTTATGATGCAGACGGAGATATGGTTGCCATGAAAGCCTTTATGAAGAAAGGTAAGGATTCGGATATGGAAGTTGTATTCGAGTGCGAAGATACTTTCTAACGTATTTCGATATTTTGCAACTTGTTAAGCACAAAAAGTAATAGAAGATTATCATAAGGAGGTAGAATATGTCGAATTTTGATATAAGTGGCGCTGTATTCAATGACCAGCTACGGATGCTGGAGACAACGGATCCTGCACATGCAGATACATTCAATCCTTTATTCCATCAGCTTCTCCAAAATGACGTGGCTCTCAGAGATGCGGCCAGCATATTCGCTAAGAACAAAAATGAGCAGGCGCTTTTCCTGCTGAATCTCAGAAGGACCGGAAAACGGTACGGAGTTCATTTCAACGCATACAGTGTAAGCCCGGCTTCAGAAGGAACCAGACTGTATGATGCGGTTGGAAAAGTGGCTATCCCATCAACGGACACCGTAAGGAATCGAAATGATTTCGAGGGAGAGTCTGTTTTTTGCGGTCTTGAAGTAAACGGATCTGTGGGAACGGATGGTGAATTCGTAGTTCAGTACATCAAAGGAATTGACAATGAATTCTCCAGAGAAGACTATGATGTGTATATTCTGTTCCTGACGCAGTGGATTGAGTTGAGCATCGACGCAAACGGAGAAAATCTGGTAATCTCTGATGAGAAATTTCCCGGTTCTTTCCCGGAAGGAGCGGCAATCAGACCGGATGGAACAGTTCGACCGTTTGTGGCCATGGCTAAATACATGGCTGCAGATAATGATGACGGAGTGGCGTCTTCCATTACAGGAAGAAATGCAGCACACAATCAGAGCCACAATGGAATGATCACGAGATTCCACAATAAGGGAACTCAGTATTGTGGAACTACTGCGCAGGACAAATCACACATGGACAACCTTTTCCTGGTCGCCTTTGCTACAAGAAATTCACAGTCTGTAATGGCAGGATGTACTTCCTATTATTATCAGTATGCAGCGACCATACAGGAATCAAATGTTGAGAGAATCATCATTTCAAAAGCACAGGCGGCAACTCTGGTTATTGGATCGGTTGTTTCTGTTGGAAATGCAACGTCATTATCAGGTGGGACTCCTTATATTGACCGTGGAGTCGAAGGTATGCACGCAAAGGCAAATCGTGTGAAGATCGTATCCATTGAAGATTACGATGGAGAAAACAGTATTGTAAACATCGATAACGGAGGACAGAAATTCTCTACAGCACCAACTGTGGTAGATGATGTTCCTTGTCCGACCTATATCAGCACAATGCCTTGGATGACCGGTGCTTGCGACAATGTTCTGGCATCCTGCGGATCTCCTGTAAGCAATACAAACGGAAAATTTCCGTATGTACTGTTTGGTGTTGAATCCTCCATTGGATTATGGGAAACCATCTCAAATGTAATCATGAAGATTACGAACCATGTGATGATTCCTTATATTTGTTATGATTGCACAAAACTGGCAACATCAGTTACAAGTGATTATAAGGCTGTTGGATATTCTGTTGCTGATACGCAGCAGTCATATAAATATATCAGTAAACTCGGATATGATCCTGATAATCCGTGTGTTCGTCACGGGGTGGAAGTAAATGCGACAAGTTCGACAGGATATGCGGATGGACAGTACACAGAGAAGCTTGATCAAGCTGCGGATGCGACAAGGGCTTGGTTTTCTGGCGGCTCCTTGTACGGCGGGCCTTACGCCGGCCGCTTCTACGCGGGCTTGTACAGCGCCCTGTCCAACGCGTCCTGGACCCGTGCCGCCCGTCTTTCTGCTTCTGGACGCTGCGCCCAAAAGGCGACAGCGTAGGGGGTGA